TTTCAGGAAAAGAAATTGATCAAATAGTAAATCAACTTCAAGAACCTGGATATTATGTAATAGAATATAATGCAAAATCTTTATCAAGTGGAGTATACTTTTATAAAATTAATACAAATAATTTTACTTTAACTAAAAAAATGATTTTAATAAAATAATGGAAGCATATAGATTAACAAAAGAAGAAGGCGAAAAATTTGATTTTGATGTAGATTATTCTGATACAAAATGGCAATATGAAGGTGATACTTATACTTTGTGGTATTATCCAGAAGAATTCTTTTTTAGATTTGAAAAAGCTGGTAAAGAAGAATATGATTTTTTTATATATGGATTAGATGAATTAAAAAATATACTAAAAATTATGAATTTAACGGATGATTAAGTTTATTTTAATTGAAAAAATGATTATTATTAAGTAAGTATAAAAGAGTATTTATACTCTTCGATGAATTAATTTTCATCTTTATGTTTTAAAAAGTATTGAAAAAAATATTATTAGTTGATTTTTTCAATTTATTCATTCGTTGTTATTCTACTATCAAGGACGTAAATGAAGAGGGAAGGCATGTAGGTGCAATAACTGGATCATTAATGTCCTTGTATAGTTTATATAAGAAGTTTGAACCAAATTACATTTTTTTATGTTATGAAGGAAAGAATTCAGGCGCACGTCGAAGGAAATCATTTCATGATTATAAAGATGGAAGAAAAAGTCCACATACGGTTTTTGGTGATAGTTTTACTTCACCCGATGAATTTTGGAATGAATTAAAATTATTTCATAATTTAGTTTCACTCTTACCTATTTGTAACTTATCAATAGATTATTTAGAGGCAGATGATTTAATTTCATATTTAAATTTTAGATTTAAAGATGAAAGTAAAATTATTATGTCAACAGATGAAGATTATTATCAATTAATAGATGATAATAGTACAATTTATTCTCCTGCAAAGAAGAATTTAGCTGGAGAAAAGGGTATAATTGTTGATAAGAAATATTTAAAAGAAAAATTTGATATATTGCCTGAAAATTGGTTGTTAAGAAAATCTTTAATGGGTGATAAATCAGATAATGTAGAAAAGTCTATTAAAGGTTTAGGAAATAAAACAATACAAAAATTATTTCCCGAATTAGGTGAAAAAAGTTTTTCAATTGATTCGTTTGTAGATTTAATAAAATCTAAAGATGAAAAAAATAAAAAAATAAAAGAGTTAATATTAGATCATAATATAGAAAAGATTAGAAATAATTTTGATTTAATGAATTTATTGGATTTTAATAAAATATTTTCATTGCGAAATAAAACAGCAATAGAAAATCAATTGAAAGATTGGGATGAAAATGTAGAATTAGATTTATTTAATCTGGATTTACTTTTACAGAAAAATATGATAAATTTACCAATATCATTCCAAACATTTTCATTTATGTTTAAACGACTACATTATGATGCACAACAGTTTAAAGGATTCATTTGATAGATATGGTCCTCAGTTCCAAACATTATTATTAAAAGCTTTAACATCTGATTTAAAATTTTTCGATGAAATTCAAGAAATACTTGCACCTGAATTATTCGCAAATGAAGGACACGCATATTTAGTTGATCATATTCAAAAATATTATAAAATATATGCTAATGTACCTTCTATTTCAGATTTAAAATTAATAGTAATACAAGAAAAAAATGTAATATTAAGAGATGAATTAACATCAGCTTTATTAAAAGTAGAGAATGTAAATGTTAATTTAAATTATGTAAAAGACGTTGCTTTAAAGTTTTGTAAAGATCAAAAAATTAAAAATGCAATTGAATCTTCTGTAGAATTATTAGAGAATGAAGAGTATGATAAGATTAGAAGAATAATTACAGAAGCAACACAATTAAATTTGAAAAAAGATTTAGGTCATGATTATGAAAGAGATATTGAAAAGAGATTAACTAATTATAGAAAGCCTGTAACAACTGGATATACATTATTAGATGCTGTATTTGATGGTGGATATGGAGCTGGAGAATTAGTAGTTATATGTGGTGGACCTTCAACGGGTAAATCTTTCTTTTTAATTAATTTAGCAAAGAGAGCGATTGATAATGGAAAAAATGTAGTTTATGTTACATTAGAATTAGCTGAGGGATTAATTGGAAAAAGATTTGATGCATTAATTTCAGGTATTACTATTAACGAATTAGAAAATAGAAAACTTGATGTTATACCTTGTGTTCATGATTATTTAAAAACACGTGGTAAATTAAAAATAAAACAATATCCAACAAAGAAAGCTTCAGTAGCTACAATGCAAATTTATTTAGATTTGTTAAAAAGAACTGAAGGTTTTATTCCAGATTTATTAGTTGTTGATTATGCAGATATTTTAAAATCAAATCATAGAGGTGAAGCAAAGAAAAGATTTGAATTAGAAAGTGTATATGAAGAATTAAGAGGTTTAGCTGTAGAATTAAATTTACCAATTATTACTGCTTCGCAAGCAAATAAAAATTCTGGTATGTCTGAATTTGTTACAATGGCAGATATGTCAGAATCATATTCTAAAGCTGCTATTAGTGATGTAGTATTAGGTATAAATAGAAGAGCAGATGGTAATTTAGTAAATTATGGAACAATTTATATTGCAAAGAATAGAGGATTTGGTAGAGATGGATTAATATTACCATTAAGTTATAATACTTCATTAGCAAAAATTGATATTCCATTTGATACTGATATGTTAGATAAAGTAAAAGCGGGAGATGCTGTAAATTTAGCTCAATATTGGTTCCAAAAAGAAAATATTACATTTGCAAATCCAAACGTATTAAGATTTACATCACCTCAATCAAAAACAGCAATAGATAATATAATGCAAAAAATGCAACAAAAGAAGGAAGTTAATCAATAAGAAAAGTTTGCAAAATATTTATATATTAGATGTACAAATGATTTTATTATTACATTAAACAAAATTTTTATGAACAAAAATATTTCTATACTTGTTTTAGAAAACGATAATCAGGTGTTAACAACATTTGATTTGACTTTTAAGAATAACGTTTTAAATTATAAATCTGTAAAAAATGTTGCAGATTTTTATTCAAATTTAATGGCTAAAAAATGGGATTTCGTTTTTTTAACCCACGATTTAATTAAAGGAGAAGCAACTCCTTCAGCAGATCCAAACAGCGGATATCAGGCTTTAGTATTAATAAACGAAGAATACGCTCTTAAAGATCAAATACGTAGAATCTATATTCATTCAAGAAACCAAGCAGGCGTAAAAAATATGCAAGAATATGCTTATGTAAATGGAATGGATAATATGACAGTTTGCCCATTTGGTGGACCTCAATTCAAAGGCGAAATTGTTCAATTAGAAAAAGCTTTACGTCAATCTAACGTATACTAATAATTAAGGAATAAACATATCAGAAAATTTTCAGCAATTTGATTTGCAGGCATGAGTATGCATAATTAATAATATTTAAAGGAGAAATAAGTGGTAAAATTCGAAGATGTAAAGAATCAAACAACAGAAGATTATTTCAATGGAAATCAATTTTCAATTGATGCTTTTAATAAAAAATATCCCATAGAAGATGGTGAAACTTATGTACAAGCTTTAAAAAGAGTATGTGATTATATTGCTTCCGCTGAAGCTACTCCAGAATTAAAAAAATATTGGAGCGAAAGATGGTTCGATGAAATATATAATGATTATTGGCAACCCGCTGGTTCAATCATGCAAGGAGCCGCACATCCAAATAAAATATCTCTTATGAATTGCACGACTATTGCAATGCCAGACGATTCATTAGAAGGTATATTTAGATATAACGCTTATAGAGTTGCAAAAACAGCAGCTTATAGACAAGGTTTAGGAGTTGATTTTACAAAACTTAGACCTAAAGGAGTTAAAGTAAATAATTCTGCAAACGAATCCGAAGGTGTAATTCATTGGATGAAATTTATTGATTCAATTGGTTATTTTGTAGGACAAAAAGGTAGAATACCTGCAATGTTATTTTCATTACATTGTACCTCATTAGATTTAGAAGACTTCATTACAGTAAAATCCGATTATACAAAAATACAAAATGCAAATATTTCAGTACAATGTACAAATAAATTCTATCAAGCAGCAATAGATAATAAAGATTGGGAATTAAGATTTGAAATTCCTGAAATTAAAAAAGGTGATAAAATTTATTTAAATGAAGATTGGGATGATTTAAAATTAGCAGAAGGTAAAGATGAAAAAGGTAGTTACAAAATCTCCAAATTTAACCGCAAAAAAGAACTCTTCACAAGATCAACTAAAGCAAGAAAAATATTAGAATTAATTGCAAAAAATATGTTTAATAATGCCGAACCAGGTATTCAAAATATTGATATTGCAAGAAAATATTCAAATTCAGATTATGTAGGTTATCCTATTATTTCTACTAATGCGTGTTCTGAACAATATTTAAATGATGGTGGTTTATGTGTATTATCTTCTTTAAAATGTGATAAATTTTTTGATATAGAAAATGGTTATAATAAAGAACAATTACAAATAATTTCAGATTCATTAGTTAGATTTTTAGATAATGTTGTTGAAATGGAATTAAGAGATGGTAGATATGCCAATTATCAACAAAAAATTTCTTTAGAACAATTAAGAAGAATAGGTGCAGGATATACTGATATTGCTGGATTATTATTACAAAATAAATTAGAATATGGATCTGAAGAAGGTAATAAATTAGTAGAAAAATTTACTGATGATTACAATTATTTTATGTATAAATATTCTATTGAATTAGGTAAAGAAAAAGGAAGTTTTGGTGCATTTAGTAAAGAAAAATATTGTCAATCAGAATTCATTAAAAGTTTAATGAAAAGACATCCTGATTTAGAATTTGAATATATGCGTAATGTATGTATTTCATCATTAGCTCCAACAGGAACTCTTTCATTAATGTTTAGAGAATTAGTTTTAGGTTATGGTGTTGAACCTGGATGGTTTTTAGGTTATTGGAAAAGAACAAGAATATCAGGTAAATATGAATATTATTATTGTGTACCTTCAGTAGTAAGAAAAATGTTTGAAGAAGCAGGTTATCCTATACCAATAAAATCAGATACTATTAAAGATGATTGGAATGGAAGTAAAGGAAAAGTAATACAAGAATTTATTGAAGCAAATAAAGATAAAGTAGGTATAAAATTTAAAAGTTCTTTAAATATAAAACCATTAGAAAAATTAGATTTAATGAGTAGAGTAATGAAAAATATTGATAGTTCAATTTCAGTTACTTATATGTTACCAGAAAATTCTGATTGGAAAGATGTTTATGATTTTATATTAGAAGCTTGGAAAAAAGAAGTTAAATCAATTGCTGCATTCCCAGATAAAAAAATGTATGGGATTGTATCATTTTTATCTTTCAAAGATTTAGCTTTAAAATTAAAAGAAGAAGGTGTATTTTTACATGCTCAAAACTTTACTGAAGATGAATTAAAAGAATTAAATTTAAATGATGAAAATATTAAAATTTCTCATGCTCCAAAAAGACCTGAAAAATTAGAAGCTGATATTTATTCAGTAACAGTTAAAGATCAAAAATTTGTAATTGCTTTAGGTTTATTAAATGGAGCTCCTTATGAAATTTTTGCAGGACACATGAATGGATTAAATTTTAAATTCCAACATAAAAAAGGTATTATTACAAAATTATCCAGAGGTAAATATAAATTAGAAATTGGAGAAGATATTGAAATTACTGATTTTACTGAACAATTTACTCCAGTTGAAATGATATTATGTAGATTAGTATCTTCTAATTTAAGACATGGTATTCCAATTAAATTTATTGTTGAACAATTACAAAAAGCTACAGATGATATTACTTCTTTAGCTTCCGCTATTATTAGAATATTAAAAAAATATATTGTTGATGGTGAAACAGCTCATGGTATTGAATGCCCTCAATGTAAATCTACAAATAGTTTAATCTATAAAGATGGTTGTGTTGAATGCGGTGTATGTCAATGGACAAAATGTTAATAGAATAATATGAGATTTGATATATTTAAAACATTTCCTTTTTTAGAAGTATATAATAAAACTAAAAATAAAGATCCAAAAAAATATTGGCTTCAATTTTTAGATGTGCTTCGATTTAAACAAATAATTTATAAAAAATCATCAGATTCAAATTGGATGAGATATATTAATTTTAATTTTATGAAACCAAGACATGAAGGTGTTTTGAGTGAGGAAATTATTTTCGATGATACTATAGATCAAGCTTTAGAAACATTTAATAATGTTATTGAAAATATAATAAGAATTAATTTTTTTATATCTAAACGTGTGGAAATAGTCTGCATAGAAAAAAGTTTTTATGATTCTTATACAATTTATTATAATATTACAGAATGAGATTTAATGTTTTTGATAATTTAATTGCATATAATTATATTCCAGAAGAAATGGAATGGAAAATTCCTTTTGATCCTGAAAAAGAATCAGATTGGGAGAAATTTTTATTTTTTTTAAATTTAAGAATTTGTAGTCCACAGCAAAAATGGTTAGGAAGGATTAAATTAAATATTGTAGATATTGACGATTTATTTATTTATAATAATGTTCATTATTACACATCAAATTATCATAATAATTTAGGTCAAACATTTAATTCTTTAAATGCTCATACTTATAAAGAAATGATAAATAAGTATTATAGTGATGAAACATTTCTATTGAAAGGATATTTTGAAATATTATATATAGATGATTCTGAAATATTAACAAAAAAGTCTCATTATTATAAATTATATTATAGAGTAGTTTACAATTAAGTAAAAATTGATTATTTTAAATTTTAAAAGATAAAATAAGATGGTTTTAAATAAGAAAATATCAGATAAATTTGACAATTTAATAGGTTCAGAGATTATTAAATTGTCAAAAGATATAAATAATTTAATAAGAGATGGTCATAAAATATTTAATTTGACTATTGGAGATTTTGATCCAGCAATATATCCTATTCCTAAAAAATTATTAAAATTAATAAAGAAAAACTATTCAAAATATACAAATTATCCGGAACCTCAAGGTGATGAAGCATTAAGAAATATTTTAAGTACTGCAAAAATGAATACAAATATTTCATATACAAAAGATGAAGTATTAATTGCAAATGGAGCAAGATCATTAATTTATGCAGTATATCAAGCAACTGTAAATCCTGGAGAAAAAGTAATATATCCGGTTCCTTCATGGAATAATAATCATTATACATATTTGGTTGGTGGTATTCCTCTTGAAATAGAGACTAAACCTGAAAATAATTTTTTATTAACATCACAGTTGATAAAATTAAATATGGGAGATGATGTTGCATTAATTTCTTTATGTTCACCACAAAATCCTACTGGAACAGAATTAGAAGTAGAAGAAATAAAAAAAATATTTCAATATATTGAAAGTGTAAATAAAAAAAGAATAAGAAGAAACATTAAACCTGTTTATATTTTATTTGATCATATTTATTCTGGTTTAACATTAAGAAAAAATTATAATTGGGAAGCTGAAAATATTAAAGATTATTTAATTATAATTGATGGTGTTTCAAAAAATATGGCAGCTACAGGATTAAGAATTGGTTGGTGTTATGCTCCTACGACTATAATTGATGGGATGAAAAAGTTTTTATCTCATTTAGGTGCTTGGGCTCCTCATCCAGAACAAATTGCATTAAGAGAATATTTAAAAAAATTAAATTCTAAAATTGATAAAAAATTTTATAAAAGTTTTAATCAAAAAATTTATAAGAATTTGGATTTAATGTATGATGCTTTAATAGATTTAAAGAATCAAAATTATCCAATTGATGTAATTAAACCAACTGGAGCAATATATTTAACAGTAAAAATTAATTTATTAAAAAAGAAATTTGATGGTCAAGAAATTAAAACAATTGATGAAGTTACAAAATTTCTTTTGACTGAAGCTTATATAGCTTTAGTACCCTTTAAGGCTTTTGGATCAAAAGATTCAGAACCATGGTTTCGATTATCAATAGGTACTATTAGAAAATCTGATATTAAACCTATAATTGATGAGTTAAAAATGGCATTGGATCAATTAAGTGACTAACAACAAATTTTTACCTAAAGAAGGTGATATTGTTTCAAAAGTTTATCCAGATAAAAATAAAAAATATATTTGGATAGAATTTGAATCAGGTATCGCAATTACAGTTGAGGATTTTTCTCAATATATAAAATATCCATCTTCAGATAATTTTTTTGATGATGAAGGAAAAAATTCAGATATTTTTAAAACATTATAAAAAAAAATAATGACACAATATTATTTAAATTTTAATAAAATTAAAGAATTAACTCAAAATGGAGATAATTATTTAGTAAAATTAATTCATCGATATGTTCAAGAATATAGCGGTGGTAAAATAATTTTAGAAAAAGAAATAGAAAAATTAACAGAATTAGATTTAGATAGAAGTCTTGCAAATTTTAATAACAATGTTGGATTATTAACTAATCAAATTGATATAGATCAATTACAATATCCACCAGGAGATAGTGGAGATATAGGTGGTAATACTATATATGCTGGTAATATGGATTATAATCCTCATGAGAACGTTTATTCTTTTAATGAAGATACAAGAACAGCTTTAGATGATAGCTGGGGAGCAACAAAATCAAGTGAACCTGTTAAAAATTCGACAAAAGATGAAATATTTCAAAAATTATGGGCCTTTCATTCTTGGTATAATGAAAACGTTCCTTTTAACAAATTGACTGAAAAGACTTATAAAAAAATGATTGAAATACAAAAAATATTTTGTAAATTAGGTGATGATATGAGATTATTAACATTAGAAATAAATAAAGATGTATTAAAAGCAAAACAACAAATTGAATTAGAAAAGAAGCAAAAAAGTTTAGATCTTATAGAAACGACATTAATACATAATGGTATATTATGTTCTATAGAAACTTTAGAAAAAGAAAATCAAATTATAATTTGATTGGTAATAATTTGGTAATATTAAATTGCTAAATTGATATATTAAT